GTTTGTACCGTGCCGTTGATGTGGATTTGGGCGACGAAGAACTGTTCAAGGACTTTTCGCCTGCGTTCCGACAGTCCGACATTACGGACGGCTTGAATACATATCTGCGTATGATTGAATTTGCGGTCGGTCTTGCATACGGTGACCTTTCAAACCCCGAAACAGTTGCAAAGACTGCTACGGAGATTAAGTCGGCAAAGGACAGGAAGTACAACACCGTGTCGGCAATTCAGAAACAACTTCGCTATTGCCTTGATGATTTGGTGTATGCTCTTGCCTTTTACAATTCGCTGACAACAAGCGGTTATTCGTTTGTGTGTGATTTTAAGGACAGTATTTTGACTGACGAAGAAACCGAACGCAAGCAGGATATTCAGGATTTGAACCTCGGTATTATGCGACCTGATGAGTACCGTATGAAGTGGTATGGAGAAGACGAAAAGACAGCGAAAAAGAATCTTCCGCAGTCCTCTGAGGTTATCGAATAATGTTCACTCCGACTGAAATTGAGGCTTTGCCCTCGGCTATGGAACAGCTGTACCGCAGTTTGCAATTGAACATTATGTCCGACCTTACGGGGCGTTTGAAAGCTAACGGTGAGGAGATAACCTCTGCCGCCGATTGGCAGATAAACCGCTTGTATGAATTGGGCGTGAGTAAGGATGAAATAGACAGCCTTATTCAAAGCACGCTCGATGTGTCTGACGATGAAATCGACAGAATCTATGACGAAGTCGTGAAATCGGGATATGCAAGAAATGAGGAGCTTTATACAAGCAAGGGCAAAGAGTATATTCCTTATGCAGAAAATAAACAGTTGCAACAACTTGTAAAGGCGGTCAAAAATCAGACAAAATCGGAGTACAGGAACATTACAGGCTCACTCGGATTCGCCGTGAGAGATGCCGACAATACGCTGTCATTTACTCCGCTTGCGGACTTTTACCAACGCACTCTTGACAACGGACTTATGCAGATTGCAAGCGGTGCGGTTGATTATAACACAGTCCTTAAAAAAGCGGTTAAAGCTATGACCGACAGCGGATTGCGTACCGTTGATTATGCAAGCGGTTGGAGCAATCGTGTTGATGTGGCGGTTCGCAGGGCATTGATGACAGGTTTTAATCAGGTGGTTGCAAAGGTCAACGAGGACAACGCCGAACAGCTCGGCACGGAATATTTCGAGGTCAGCTATCACCGTGGGGCAAGACCGACACATCAGGTGTGGCAGGGCAGAGTGTACAGCAAAAAGGAACTTGAAACCGTCTGCGGTCTTGGTACAGTAACGGGTCTTTGCGGTGCGAATTGCTATCACAGCTATTCGCCGTTCATCAAGGGTGTTGACAAGCCGACATACAGCGAAGAAGAACTTGACCGTATGAACGAGGAAGAGAACACGCCGAAAGAATACAACGGCAGACAGTACACGGCATATGAGGCACAGCAGAGGCAAAGACAGCTTGAAACTGCAATGCGTGCCGACCGACAGAAGATTGAACTGCTCACACAGGGCGGTGCCAATGACGATACAATCACAGGCGCAAAGGTCCGATACTTTCAAAGGCAGGACGAATATGTAAAGTTTTCAAAAGCTATGGGACTTCCCGAACAATGGGAAAGAGTAACCGTAAACGGCAAAAATGCCTTAGGCTCAAAACTCCCGAAAAAGGCAGAGAGTGTCAATAAAATCACCGCTGAATCTGTTGCAAAATCGGGTAAAAGTGGTATAATAAAAGAGAAAAGTAAAAAGCCTATTACTCCGATAACCGATAAAGCTATCAGTTGTATTCCTAAAGTTGATATTGAAGGTTATACAGAAGAGCAGTGTTTGGAAATTCAAAAACAGCACAAGGAGCTTTTGAAATTTTCAAAAGAACAAAATGACAATAAAGAAGTTGCCTTCGTGTTAAAAAATGATGTGTCCAAAATGATTACAGAGCCTATTAAAGGAACTGATGAAAAAATAGATTTTGGATCAGCACTTCAAGGCAAAGATTTATTTGTTATGCACAATCACCCGAGAAACAGCAGTTATTCTTTAAATGATATTATCGAATTTATTAAGAATGATAGTATAAAAACATTTACTATTGTGAAAAACGATGGCAACATTGAAGTATTAACAAAGTTGAAAGGATACGACAGACTATCACTTTTAACAGAGTTACAACGAATGGAAAAAAAGAGGATAAAAACAGGTTCTGACAGTGAATACAGAAAGGTTATTGATAAATTTTTAAGTAAACATCAAGAAGGAGGTTTATTTGAATGGAAGAAATAAACAAATCTGTTTTAGATGGTTCTAACGAAGAAGCTTCAAAACGTCTTGACGAAATAATTAAAGAACTTGAAAAACAAAGAAACAAAAACTAACCGCTCCGTAAAAAGGGCGGTTTTGTTGTTTAACTTGCCTGTAACTTACCAAGACAAAACTTAACACATCGAATCAGCACTTTGAGAGATCAGAGTGCTTTTTTATTATTAATCAAAGAAAGGTTTGATACTATGAGAAAAAGAATTTTAGCAATTGTACTTATGGTAGTTATGATTGCAACAACCGTACTGGTTACTGTGGGCTGTACCGAGGCAACGCAGGTATCGTACAATGTTTCGCAGGAAGCAGACAATTTCAATGTGATACGCAGGCTTACGGTTATTAACACAAGAACCGATAAGCCGTCATTTGAACTTGTTGCCGCTTTTTCATTACAGGTCGATAATGATGATAACCAAATTGAGGTTGTCTGCGAAACGGGCAAGGGTGAATACAAAAAGCATATCATAGGTCTTAATGATGAAACTATGTATGTTGTAGAGGACATAAGCGGTGCAGAAGTGGACAAATACCGTTATGAAATTAACTTCCTGCCTAAACAGATTTTGCCGATTACATTTAAGAGTAAAGATTAACAGTTAAACCCGTCGATTTCGACCGGTTTAGAAAGGTGGTGACAGAATGAAAATCAGAGTAACAACAGCATTTAATGACAGGCAGAACGGTTATGTAACCCGACCTGTGAATGAAGTTTTTGAATGTTCTGATGAACGAGCCAAACAGCTCATTGACGGCGGCTTTGCAGTTGAGGCCAAGCCTGACGCTCCTAAAAAGCCGAGAGCCAAAGCAGTTAAAACAGAAAAAGCAGATTAAGCACCCTTGCATTTGATTGCATAGGTGCTTTTATTTTACCCTGCCGTGGGTTACAACGGCTGAATTTCTACCGCAGGCAAAGCGGAATACAAGCAATGCAGAAAGGATTTACTATGAAGAATATACACTCACTTCTCTCCGAAATCGGCTTTACAGTTCCCGATGATAAAAAGGCTGACTTTGAAAAAGCCTTTGCGGAGAATTACAAAACCGTACCAGAGGTTGAAAAGCTCCGCACATCAAGGGACAACTACAAGTCACAGCTTGAAACTGCACAGACTGCACTCAAAAAGTTTGAGGGTGTCAATGTGGACGAGCTCAAGGGCGAAATCAAAAAGCTCAACGGCGAACTTGAAACAAAGGAAAACGAGTATCAGACAAGGATTGCGGATATGGAATTTAACTCCGTGCTTGACGGTGCAATTTCGGAAAGCGGTGCAAGAAACTCAAAGGCTGTCAAGGCTCTGCTTGACCTTAAAAACCTGAAAACATCTAAAAATCAGGCAGATGACATCAAAAAGGCTCTCGAACAGGTTAAGTCCGAAAACGGCTATATGTTCGGTTCTGACGAGCCTTTTCAGAATCCTGTCGGTGCAACCGAAACAGGTAACGGCGGTACAGGCTCAAATCCGCTTGCGTCAATGCGTGCGGCTATGGGACTTTCTGCCGAAAAGAAATAATTTTATTAAATCTATGAGGTGATTTTATTATGGCAAACACAATTGCACTTTTTAAACAGTACACAGCGTTGCTTGATGAGGTCTATAAGCAGTCGGCACTCACGAGCAAAATTGACGGTGCGTCAGACCTTGCAACACAGGGCGCTAACGCAAACGAGCTTATCATTCCGATGCTCACAATGGACGGTCTTGCAGACTACTCACGCAACAGCGGTTATGTTGACGGCGATGTTGAGCTTACGAACGAAACCGTGAAATGTAACTTTGACCGTGGCAGAATGTTCACGGTTGACACAATGGACAACGCAGAAACGGCAGGCATTGCATTCGGCAGACTTTCGGGCGAGTTTATCCGCACAAAGGTTGTTCCCGAGCTTGACGCTTTCCGCTTTGCAAAGTATGCCGGTACAAGCGGTATTTCTTCCGTGAGTGCAACTCTCACAACAGGCGAAGAGGTTGTAAAGGCTCTCCGCACAGCCTCAACAAAAATGGATGAGGACGAAGTTCCTTTCGAGAACAGACACCTTTTCATCACATCACCGCTTTACGGTCTTGTGCAGGACCTTGACACAACAAAGTCAAGGGAGGTTCTCAGCCGTTTTGCAGATACCACACTTGTGCCGCAGTCAAGATTCTATACAGCAATTGAACAGCTTGACGGCACATCCTCAAGCAAGGAAAAGGGCGGTTACAAAAAGGCGACTTCGGGCAAGAATATCAACTTTATGATTATTCACGGCTCTGCTCCGATTCAGTTCACAAAGCACCTTGACACAAAGGTTATTGAGCCGTCAGTTAATCAGAGTTCTGACGGTTGGAAGTTTGGTTATCGTATGGTCGGTATTGCCGATGTTTACGAGAATAAAAAGGCAGGTATCTACTGCCATTCAGCCGTAGAGGCTTAAAGGAGTGTTACTATGACCGCTTATGCCGATGAAGGCTATTACATTTCTGAATATCTCTGTGGCAGAAAGGCGGTCATAGTTTCCGCCTTTGATTATTATGCACGCTCTGCAACCCTGCTCATTAAGGCATACACAGGCGAAAATGTTGACGGGAACAATATTCCCAAAAGCGTAAAACTCTGCTGTTGTGAGCTTGCAGAGCTTATATATAACGATGAAAAGCAGTCTGCAAATTCAGGAATTTCATCTGCAAGCGTCGGTGATGAATCCGTAAGCTATGTGTCCGAAGAAGAGCGTAAAACCGCTCATAAAAAGGCTGTCAGACACACAATTTACAAGTATCTTGCCGACACCGATTTACTGTACAGAGGTGGTCGCAGATGATTATTACCCCTGAAAGCTCCTGCACAATTTACAGATTCAACGGCTCGGGCTATGACCGATATTTCATTCCCGAATGTCATTGGCAGGAGAACAAGGCTCGCAATGTGCTTAAAAGCGGAATGCAGAACGCTGACAGCGTGACGGTGTATATTCCGATTGAATCCGCAGGGCTTTTGCCCGGCTTTTTAAAGCCGAGCGAAAACCTTTTTGCAGGTCAGCTATGCACTCCTCAGAACAGCGCACAGGACATTATTATTAAAGGCGAGAGTAATTTTACCTTTGATAATTCAAACCCTCAGAGCATGTCACAGAGCCTTAAAACGCTAAAGCAAAAACACAGGTGCTATGCGGTTATGTCGATTGATGAAAAGCTCTACGGCGTAACCGATTTACAGCACATCAAAATTTCGGCGAGGTGATTGCATGAAGATTGTTCAACCGCCCGATTTTGTCATCAAGTCAAAAAACGGTACGGCAGGTTTCCTCTGGGATAAAAAGTTTGCAGTCCGCAAAAATGCCGATGTGTTAAAGGTGCAAAAGTATGTTGACAGCACGGTTTTACGATTGATGAAACCCTATACACCGTTCAGAAACGGCGTGCTTGAAAAGTCGGCAACCCTCTCAACGGTTATAGGCTCGGGCGAAATTCATCAGAACACACCGTATGCGAGGTATCTCTACTACGGCAAGGTTTACGGTCCTAATATCCCGATTAAGAAAAACGGTGATATTGTGGGCTATTTCAGCCCTAAAGGACAGAAGAAACACCCCACAGGCAAAATGCTTGTTTATTCTCGGGCAAAGCACCCTCTTGCCGGTAAGATGTGGTTTGAACGAATGAAAGCCGACCGTAAAAAAGAGATTTTACAGGGTGCTGCAAAAGTGGCAGGAGGCACGGCAGAATGAACATAATTGAACTTATGCGGAGCATAGTGATGAGCTTTCCAAAGCTGAACGATGTCCTGCACATTGACTACACAACCCCCGACACCGACAGCTACGGCTTATCTCCGACAGGCGACACACTGATTAAATCCGATGTTCTCGGCAATCAGGAGCGACAGCACACATTCATCTTGTACGCTGTTTATCAGTCGGTTAATGACTATGACCGACTTGCCAACAGCGGACTTATTAACGAGTTACAGCTGTGGCTTGAAAAACAGGCAAAAGGGCAAACGCTGATCGTAACGGTTGGCAACAATGAGCTTGCAGGTACGCTCACAAAAATAACCTGCTCAAACGGTATGCTTTATGACATACCCGACAGCAATTTAATCGGTAATGTAATGTATCAGTTACAGATTACCGCAGATTACAAAATCGAAAGTGAGGAATTTTAATTATGGCAACAACACCCGATATCGGTAAACTCAAAAGAAGTTATCTTATGCACTACATTGACGCTTCGTTCGGCACAGGCGAAACCCCTAAGTGGTTCTTGATTGGTCGTGACATCGAGGATATGTCCGTTGAACTCAACCCCGACACAGAAACAGTCAAGAACATTCTTGACGAAACCGTTGTAAACGATAACGGCTATGAACCGTCAATCGACGCAGACACTTATTACGCAAATACAGGCGATGCAATCTATGAAAAGATTAAGGATATT